AAACGATGATAACGAGACAAAATGTCGGTAATGTGCTTCATGTCTGAATCAGGCATAGATGGAGCAAATGGAGTGCTAAATGAATCTTGATTTGAAACATTTCTTTCAGTAGTACCAAATTCAGTAAATCCAGTAACATCTTGATTTATTTCAAGAATAGATCCAACAAAAGCATCTTCATTTACAGCGTCATTAATTTGTGAATGTGTGTTTGTGTTTGTGTGTGTGTTTGTGTTTGTGTTTGCAGGCTTTATTTACATCCTATGTTGCTCAGCCTATAGCTTGTAGGATTGAATCAACCTTGTTTAGAGGATTGCTCACGAGTGTGGTATCCTAAACAGGCACTCAGTTTCCCAACTTAATGGACAGTCTATTGATTCATTTGACTTGTAGTTTAATGCCTTCGGGCGGGGGTCAGATTAGGCCCAGTTGAGTTCTGGCAAGTTTGTCAGAAGAGTGTTATCTCTCACCATCAATCGATAATCATGATATTCCTGATTAACAAGTGTGAGCTCATATTCATTTGCACAGACTGTCTTGATCTTTCGAGTGTAACTCTCAAATGTTTCAACATCATGCAACGCCAGTTCAGCAAAAGCAGCACGAGCATTTTGTTCGATTACGGTTTCTTCATATGTGTTACCGTGAATCCAGTTAAAGCATTCGAGAATAGATGGGATCTTAAGAGGTGCCATCCAAATTCGATTGTCAGAATCAAATGCAAATCCGCGTTTTAAGAAATAACACTTGTCCAGTTGCTTGAATCCTGTCATCGTTCCAGTCTTTTCCTCATCAGTATAAACCATTCCAAAAGTTGCAAAAGCCCGAGTCATTGATTCTTGATTGTACCATGTTGAAACTCGTGATGAAATATTCAAAAGATTATCATCTCCATAAGCAATCATAGAAACATAATCATTGAACTCTTCATTGCCTGGTCGTTCTGCATAAAATGTAACTCGACATGCAATTGAATTGTACATGCTGTTCAAAATAGCAGTTGCTGGGTTTCCTGATGGTTGAATGGTTAAGCTTGTACAATCTCTTGCCACAAATGTGATAAGAATTAACAACACTTTCCCATAAACACTTGCGTACAACAGCATCTTCCTTTCTATAAGTTG